GTCATTCTTGATACGGATGATGTGCAAGAGGGCGGCGTAAACCTGTATTTCACAGAGGCGCGAGCGGCGGCAGCAGCGCCAGTGCAAAGCGTTGACGGTGAGACAGGTGATGTTGACCTGTCTGGCGTATACGCCCCGCTGTCGCACGTTGGCTCGCGTGGAGTCACGCAGCACGCCCTGGCAGACACAGACGATGATGGCTTTATGTCAAAGGCTGACTTCATAAAGCTTTCAGGCATACAAGAAGACGCAGAAAACAACACGGCGTCAAACCTGGGTGCAGGCTCTGGCGTTTTCTCTGGAAAGGTCAGCTCCGACCTTCAATTCAAGTCGCTAGTTGCTGGGGCAAACGTAACGCTTACGCCTAGCCCAACCGAGATACTTATTTCCGTCGCTGCGGCCGACTTTCTCAACACCACAAGGATTGACGTTGCGTCGGCTGCAACCGTAAACCTTACTGCGTCCGCGCCAAGCACTCGAAACATCCGAATCACAGGTACTACGACTATTACTGGCTTCACGGTGGCTGTTGGTGCCTTGTACTTCGTATCGTTCAGTGGCGCGCTGACACTCACAAACAACGCCGCCATTATCACGAACAGAAGCGCAAATATCTCCGTTTCGGCTGGTGATAGCTGCATTATCCGCGCGACTGCTGCAAACACGGTTGAGGTTCTGTGCGGAAATTTTGTGGCAGACGCTGCTGTAGGCACCCGTGGGCAGGCTTGGCAAGATGTTACTGGATCGCGTGCATCAGGCACAACTTACACAAACACAACAGGTCGGCCCATAGTTGTAAATGTTTTCCTGAACGGATCTACTAGCGCATCGCTGAGCGTAAACCTTGTGGTCGCTGGTGTCACAGTGTCTTCGCAAATAATGACTTCTATTAACTATAGCCCATGCGTCAGTGCAAGCGCTGTAGTTCCTGCCGGGGCTACTTATTCATTCACAGCCACTGGCGCAACACTTAATGTTACGGAGCTTCGCTAATGGACAGATTTTTTTACCGCAGCCCAAGCGGTGTCAAGTTCGAATTTGACAACGAAGAAGATCGCAACAAATACGGCGCCCCTGATCTTGTCCGCATGACTCAGGAAGAAGTGGACGCGCACCTAAGTCCAGCGCCAACGTATTCACAAGCGTTGGCGGCTCTGAATGCTGCTTATAAGCTGGATGTGGATGCGTTTAACCGGGCTTTTGCAATTGCCTATCTTTCCGATGGCCCTGAGCAAGAAGCAAAACAAGCAACCATCCGCACTCAGTACGAAGCGCGCAAAAATCAGCATGCCGCAAACGTAACCGCTCTCAAAACTCAATACGGAATAGGGGTTTAACCATGACCATTCTTTTTTGCCCTGGCTGCTCTGCAATTATGGAACAAGAGCCAAGGGTCATTAACGGCGTTTCGTACCAGTTCTGGGTATGCCCAGAGGGTGATTGGGAAGAGCCTGTAGACCCAAACACCGTGGCAGCCGTTGAGCCTGGTGAAGAGTCGTGATTTACCTGCGATGGCTAGTTTTGTCGCTGACTGATTGGCTGCTGCTGCTAACTGTTCCAGTAGCCGCGCCAATCATCGCCGCAATTTACCGAGAACAGCCCCACGGCCTAGCCACATATTCATGGGGTTGGATCTGGGGCACCTACGACAACCCGCCGCAAGGTGATGAGGGTTTTGTCCGTGAGCGCGCGCCATTCCCAGGCTATACAAGCGGATGGCGCGGCTACCTAAACCGCTGCATGTGGATGGTTCGAAATCCACTGTACGGTTTTGCCAGAAAAGCCGCTGTCAATTACTCGCCAACCTTGTTCGTTACGCATAAGGGTGACGAGTCGATAAGCGACAAATACAAGCGCCCAGGCTGGTACTTTGCGCGCGCTTACAACTTGGCCGATCAGCTGGTAGCCTTTGAGTTCTATTGCGTTATTCCGTGGGGCTTTGGTCGCTGCCTTCGTGCCCGATTGGGCTGGAAGATACTCACAGACAAGTTTGGTCGCTACGGGTTTGCGCAATTGGTCAACACCTGCAATCCTTTCGACGGATACGGCGAAGACTGAACACGTAACGTAAACGGAGATCTAGAGTGAGTAACGACAGTTATAGCCAGCTCAAGCGCGACGAAGGCGAGATTCTGCATGCCTATCAGGATCATCTAGGCTTCTGGACTATCGGCATTGGCATCCTGATTGATAAGCGCAAGGGCGGCGGACTGCTGCCAGAGGAAAGCGAGTTTATCTTCAAGAACCGCCTAAAGCTGATTGGTAAAGAACTAGAGATTCGCTTGCCGTGGATCACCCGTCTAGATCCTGCGCGCCGTGGCGTGCTGGTCAACATGGCGTTTCAGATGGGTATCGCTGGCTTGCTGGCGTTCAAGAATACCTTGGCCATGATTGAGGCCGGCAAGTATCAGGATGCAGCTAAGGCCATGCTACAGAGCAAGTGGGCAAAGCAAACGCCGGCCAGGGCGCAACGCTTGAGTAATCAGATGGCTACGGGGGATTGGCAATGACCGGCATCCTCGAAAAGCTAACCAGCATCGTCGGCGGCTCGCTATTCAAGGAAGCCAAAGAAGTAATCATGGCGTACTTGCCTCCCGAAGTGCCGCCAGAAAAACGCCTTGAAATGCAGGCCAAGCTAAACGAGATTGAGCTTGACAAGTCTCGCCAGATTGACCAGGCCATTGCAGACGCTGAAATGCGACTTACAGAGCGAATCGCGCTTACCGAGGGCAGCGCCCAGGATTTGCGTGCATTGCCTGTTGTGGGGCCGCTTGTGCTGTTCCTGCGTGGATTGCAGCGCCCTGTATGGGGTTACGCGACGCTGTACGGGGATGCCATGTGGTTTATGGGGCGCTGGCAGCTGAATCCACAGCAAGAAAGCGCCTTGTGGGTGATTAACTTCTTGGTGCTTGGGTTTCTGTTCGGTGAACGCGCCGTGCAAAACGTCGCCCCGCTGATTGCTGAAATCATGGCCAAGCGCGCCGCTAAATAGCGCACAAATCCCTAACCTTTGTAACCGTCCGCAGATCCGATCCTACCCCATGCTTGATTTGAAGCATGGGGCAGATGTGCTGCAACGGCTCAGGCTTTCGGTATGCCTCTGCGACTATGGGCGCGCCGGTTGCCCAGCACAGCCATAGCAAACACCAGAACATTAGCCAGCCGGCGATTAGGTTGGCCATCACGCCGCCTCGGTCGCAACGTTATCCGAACCCCAGCCGCCAGCCGCCTCAAACACCGCATAAGCCTGCTCTTCGCTCAGCTCAATGGCATAAGGCAACGCAATCCAGCCAGAGCCGCGCACGTGCGTGGCGTTGCATTCGCTGATCAGCGCCCTGTAATGATGGTCAATCACATCAGCCAGCGACTCGGATTTGTACCGCGCCACCGGGGCCACCTCTACGCTTTTCAGGTAGCGGTCGCCCTTCCGATCTACACAGAGCGCGCCGATGTAGATAACCCACTGGTGCGCGTAATCGCACACCGCGTTGGCCATTGTGGGGCTGTGGCGCACATTCTTTAGCGATTTCCACGACATAAGCCCTTGCCGGTTTGCTGGGTCGATATTGACCACGCAGACGCCGTTTTGGCGCAGAAGGCTGGCTGATGCGGTTGCCATGCGTTTTTGCATATTGTGGGATTTTCTGGTCATGTGTCGGCACCGCAGCGGTGGGTTGAATGGCCCAAGCCGCAAGCCAAGCAACGGTGCCGAGGTTGGCATGGTTCGCGCTGCGGCACTGCGCCTAACGCGATTGCTTCCTCAACCGTCACAGGCAGATCAGCGTTAAACGCTTCGGCTGCGCGCAGGCGGTCGATTTCAGAGTAAGCCGCACCATCGTTGCCATTCTGCGCAATCGCCTGCATGCGCGGGCTTTCGTCGTCTATCAGGCTGGCTGGTTCAATCGTGTGCTGCTGGCCAAAGTCGGCTGGCATGGTGGCCGCATCTTCGCGCCGCATTTCCTGCCAACGCTGCAACGTATCAATCGCCTCCTGCACATCCTGACTAATGTCCTTAGCGCCGCGCCCGCCTGCCACCAGCAGCTTTTTGACTGCGTGCTGAATGCATGGATCGGTTACGCCAAACAGCGCCAGAACACGGTACACGTCAACGAATTGCAGGCCGGCTACGGGCTTTTTGTAGTGGGAGTGCTTCATTCTGCTTTCTCCAATTGCTCAACCATAGCGCGAATCTGCGCCGCTTCTTTCTGTTCCCGCTCAAGATCCCGCGCAATACCAGCGGGTATGCCGTAGTGCTTTCGGACTAGGCGAGTATCCGGGTCTACCTTGCTGCTGCGTAACGGCCTCGGCTTAGGCTGCGTAAACCCTGGCACCACTGTTGGCTTGATCGTGCAGCCTGCCAGCGCCTGGGCCAGTTCGCGGGCCTGGGCTTCGCGACTGCTTGGCGTTCGGTTGCACTTTACGAATGATGGGGTGATTGTTTCGCGGTTGAATGGGTTGATCATTGCTTGGCCTCGGATTGCATGGCGGCGTCTATTGCGGCGCGCGGGCTTGCGTGCCACTCGCGCTGGCCTTCCGCTTCGTGCGACCAGTAAATGCGGTAAATGACTGGCCACGCACTGCCATTC